AATAGATGGACCTAACAAAGCCGTTATGAAATTTACTAATATTTCAGATGGCTCAGGTGAATCTGAGGTTAAAAAAGTAGATGTTAGTGCTTTGGCTACTAGTGCAGACGGTAATACTTGCACTGGTGCGATTATAGAAAAAATTTGGTGGCAATGTAATGGTATGAAAGTAAAATTACTATTTGATGCGACCACTAATGCTTTTTGTATTGAATTAGGTGAAAACCAAAGCGGTCATCACGATTATACTAGTTTTGGAGGTCTTACAAACAATGCAGGTACGGGTGTTACAGGTGATATACTGTTTACAACAGTAGGTCATACTAGTGCAGATTCTTATACTGTAGTGTTGTATATGCGTAAGAAATATGGCTAAGGATAAGATGCCAAAACGTAATAAAAAGAATTTCCGCCCCACAAAAAAAGGGGCGGGAATGACAAAAAAAGGTGTAGAAGAATATAGAAGAAAAAATCCCGGTTCAAAATTAAAAACTGCGGTAACAAAGAAAAAAGGTTTAACTAAAACTGAAAAAGCAAGACGTAAATCATTTTGTGCAAGATCAGCAGGTCAAATGAAAAAATTTCCAAAAGCAGCCAAAGATCCAAATAGTCGTTTAAGACAGGCTAGAAAAAGATGGAGGTGTTAATGCCAAATAAATTACCAAGAGGATTAAGCTATTATAAAAAAGGTGGCGAGGCAAAATCAAAAGGCAGTAAAATATGCCCTGAGGGAAAAGCTTGGGCAAAAAGGACTTTTGATACATATCCGTCTGCTTACGCTAATATGGCAGCTTCAAAATATTGTAAGGACCCTAATTATGCAAAGGGGGCAAAAGGGAAAAAGAAAAAGGTAGCATAATGGGTGAATTAAAAAAGTGGGTTAATCAAAATTGGGTAAGGATAGGTACAGATGGTAAAATTAAAGGTAAATGCGGTACTTCAAAAGATAAAAAAAATCCTGATAGGTGTCTTCCAATGGCGAAAGCTAAAAGTCTTTCCCAAAAAGAAAGGGCCTCAACCGCAAGAAAAAAGAAAAAAGAAGGTTCTAAAGGCAAAACAGTCGTTAAAAATACCAAGGCTGCCGAAGTAAAATACGCTCGTTTGGGTGGAGAAATGAAAGCAAAAAGACCTTACAAGGGGGAAAAGAAAGAAGGGGTTGTTGCCCGTGGTTGCGGAATAGTTATGGAAAAGAAAAGAAAACATACGAGAGGGTCTGTTAGTGCCTAATAATGTCTATCTTGAAGAAATTAGAGCTTGGTCTAAACACGCTTTGGAAGAACCTTTAAAGTATTTTAATGATCTTCCTCCGTGCCCTTATGCAGAAAAAGCTTGGGAAGATAATCGAGTAGATTGTGTTATTAAAGACACGGACAACAAACAAGTTTTATACACAACTGTTTCTCAATTTCCTGATAATTTAGATATAGTTTTAATAATTGATAAAAAACATGAAAAAAAAGCCCAAGATTTTCATGATTATTTAGATGCTATGAACGTAGCTATATCAAGAGGGATGTTTATTGATAAGGATATTTGGGTTATGGGCTTTCATCCTGATGATGCGCCGAGTGAATATGTGGATGATGCTAATTTTTGTCATTTAACGGAAGAAAATTATGCTATAATTTTTGTACAAAGATTAACAAAATTGCATGAATCAGCAGACAAATTAAAAAAAAGAGGTTATTATAAGATTTATAGCAAAGAATATAATGCGGATGCTATATTTAAACTGAGAGAAACTTTATATAGGAGACTAAAAGATGGTAATGAAACCTAAGAAAAAAACCCCTGTAAAAAAAATGGGTGGGGGTATGATTAAGAAAATGCGTGGCGGAGGAATGGCTACAAAAAGAATGCGTGGCGGTGGCATGGTCAAGAAAATGCGTGGCGGAGGAATGGCTAAGAAAAGATAATGGTAGTATCAACTAGCACCAATTTTGAATTAGATGTAGTAGAATACATTGAGGAAGCTTTTGAACGTTGTGGTCTTGAGGTTCGCACGGGATATGACCTCAAGACAGCAAAGCGTTCTCTTAATTTAATGTTAGCTGAGTGGGCTAATAGAGGTTTAAATCAATGGACTATTGCACAACGCACCGTTTCCTTAGCACAATCTGATGGAGAGTATGATTTAGGTACGGATGTTATTGACATATTATCTGTTGTGGTGAGAAGAAGTTCTACCGATTTTGGATTAGAAAGAATTAGTAGAGATACTTTTTTGTCTATACCTAACAAAACTACGGAAGGACGAGCAAGTCAATTTTTTCTTGATAGACAAATTACGCCTAATTTAAAGATATGGCCTATACCTGAAAATAGTACCGATGTTCTTTATTATGATGCCTTAACAAGGGTTGATGATGCGGATACACAAACAAATACAATGGATATACCTTTTAGGTTTTATCCGTGTTTAGCTGCAGGATTATCTTATTATATATCAATGAAAAGAGCTCCTGAACGAGTACAACTATTAAAAGCTGCTTATGAAGAAGAATTTCAAAGAGCAATGACGGAAGATAGGGATAGAGCATCGTTTAACGTGGTGCCCCAATATCAATATTTTAGGACTACTTAATGAGTAAATATGCTAGTGGAAAAAGAGCTTATGGGATTTCGGATAGATCAGGGTTTCGCTATCGTTATAAAGATTTAAAAAGAGAATGGAATGGAGCTATTGTTGGACCAGATGAGTTTGAAACAAAACATCCTCAACTATTCCCAAGAAGAAAAGTTTTTGATGCACAAGCTTTAAGGGACGCAAGACCCGAAGTTGATTTAAGTCAAGAAAGAAACGTAAATTGGGGGTGGAATCCTGTAGGCAGTCCCACTCAAGATTATTTTCCAACTAGTAATACGCAAGCTTCTGCTTCTGTTGGCACGGTAGGTGTAGTAACAACGACTTCAACAAGCACTACCTATACAGTAACGGTAGCAAGTTATTTAGGGTCGAATGTTTTTTATGTTGGTGGAGAAAGACAACCAACTTTAGAGTTGGCTGAGGGTAGTGTTTATATTTTTAATTGGTCTGCTGCTACTTCTCACCCGTTTAGATTTTCAACAACATCGGATGGAACTCATAATAGTGGAAGTGAATATACAACAGGTGTCGTAAAAGATGATAGTGCTTACACAACTCAGATAACGGTTGCTACAGGTGCTCCAACATTGTACTACTACTGCTCAAACCATAGTGGCATGGGAGGTCAAGCAAATACACCATGAGTTTTACATATTTACAATTAAAAACAGCTATTCAAGATTATACAGAGAATAATGAAACAACTTTTGTAACTAATTTGCCTATTTTCATTAGACTCGCAGAAGAAAGAATTTTAAAAAGCGTACAACTTAGCCTTTTTAGAAAAAATGCAAGTGCTAACATTTCAGCCAACAGTGAATTTTTTGCCTGTCCTTCTGATTTTTTAGCTCCTTTTTCATTAAGTTTTGCTTTGGCTTCAGATTCAAGTCCTACAAAGGAATTTGTTGATTTTAAAGATCCAAGTTTTTTGCAAACTTTTAATCCTCAAGCTACAGGTACAGGTAGACCTAAATATTATTCTATCTATGATGTTAGTAACTTTTTAATAGCACCTACTCCTGATGCTACTTATATAGGTGAATTACATTACTTTTATAGGCCAGAAAGTTTAACAAATGGAGCAGATTCTGGAACAACTTGGTTAAGTAAAAATGCTGAAATTGCTTTATTGTATGGCTCTTTAGTAGAAGCTTATACTTTTATGAAAGGCGAACAAGATGTTATGGCTATTTACAATCAAAAGTTTCAAGAGTCATTAGGCGGTGTTAAATTGTTAGGTGAAGCAAAAGAAGTTTCTGATGAATATAGAACGGGTAAAATAATAAGGCAGAAACAATAATGTTTACTTTAAAAATGGATTTACCAAAAGATAAACCAGTCGTTGAAGTAAGGACTACAAATAACAGAGGATTTACACCTGAAGAAATTTCAGAGTTATGTGTTAAGAGAATAATTTCCATATCTGATAATGTTGATCCTGTTTTAAGGGATCAAGCTATTGCTTATGCAAAAAATATGGAAAAAGTAATTGCATCATATATGAAAGAAGCTATTAATAGTGATAGAACAACAATTTATAATGCAATAAAGGATGCAGGCCATCCTGAACTAGCTGAATTAATAAGGAGATTATAAAATGGCTTTTAGTGGAAATGCAATGTGTACTTCTTTTAAAAAAGAACTTTTAGAAGCAGCCCATAATTTTAAAAATTCTGGAGGAAGTACTTTTCAACTTGCTCTTTATACTAGTAGTGCGGTTCCTTCTAACATGGGGGGAAGTGGTAGTACAATGGATGCTTCTGTAACAAATTATGCAACTAATAATGAAGTTAGTGGCACTGGTTACACAGCAAAAGGTGCAACTTTAACAAGAGTTGATCCTTCCTCAAGTGGAACAACAGCATTTACTGATTTTGCTAATGCAACTTTTAGTTCATCAACCATAACAGCTAGAGGTGCTGTTATTTTTAATGATAGTGCAAGTAATGATGCCTCAGTTATTGTACTAGATTTTGGTGCAGATAAATCATCAAGTTCAGGTGATTTTCAAGTTGTATTTCCAACAGCAGATGCGAGTAATGCTATAATTAGGATTGCCTAGTGGCTCATGTTATAAATGATCGTGTGAAAGAAACTTCAACAAGCACTGGCACTGGAACAATTAATTTAGCCGGTGCGGTGAGTGGTTTTGAGACATTTGTTGCAGGTATAGGTAATTCTAACACGACTTATTATTGTATAGCTCATCAAAGTGAAGCAGAGTTTGAAATTGGTTTAGGAACTGTTACAGACGCATCTCCTGATACACTGGCTAGAACATCTGTAATTTCAAGTTCTAATAGTGATAGTGCAGTTAATTTTTCAGCAGGTACAAAACACGTATTTTGCACTTTACCTGCATCTAAAGCTTTTGCACTAGACAATAGTGGAAATGCGTCTACGTCTGGTTCTGTAACTGGTGGATCTTTAATAGCTGATAATATCACTATTGATTCAAATACAATAAGTACAACGGATAGTAATGGTAATCTTAACATTACACCTAATGGAACAGGAAAATTAATTGCTTCTACTACACCTTGTTTTTCTAATTTTTTGGGAGAATTTACTGCAAGTGATGATTCTACTTTAAGCACAGGTTCTTTGTTTTCGGACACGTATGATACGTATGATATTTATGTAAGAAAATTTATTCCCGCTACAGATGATGTAAATTTGCGAATGAAATTAATACGAGCATCTGATGGTTCTGTACTATCCAGTGATTATCATTATTATAGTGCCACAGGAGGAACTCGCAGTACTGATAGTGCTCAAGTTGATGGTAGATCCGCGGCCTCTACTAGTTCGGGTTGGGCTATTTCAGGGCAAGATGAATTTAGCGTAGGAAGTGAAAGTGATGAAGGTTACACAGGTTTAATTAGAGTTTTGAACACTAGAACAAGTGGACTTCCCTCATCCTGTTACGTATTATATTGTGTATATAAATCAGTAGATGATTATCATTCATCTTTTTATTTAAATGCTCAAGGAAGTGAATTTTATACTACGGCTATGTCAGGTGTTCAATTAAATTTTACAAGTGGAAATATAGCTAGTGGCACAATGAGAGTTTTTGGAATTAAAATGGAATAAAATTAAATATGGTAGATCTTTATAAAAAAGTTGGTGCAGATAGAATTAAACTAACAGATGATGAAGTTGCAGAATATAATGCTTTGCAACAGGAATGGGCGAATGGTGCTACTGAAAGAAAAAAACAAAGATTAAGAAATAAAAGAAAAGAACTTTTAGAAGAAGCCGATTGGCAAATTCATAAAATAGAAGATGCAAGTGGAGATGCTTCAAGTTGGCGTACATATAGACAAGCCTTGAGGGACATAACCTCTGGTGATGTAGATAACCCAACGTGGCCGACAAAGCCAAGTTAAAGGTATAAAATATGTTTGGTATTTCAGCTTTTTCAGAAACTCCCTTTGGATCTGAATCTATCGTAAATGTAACTATACCCATAGCAGGTTGGGGGTCAAGCAGTTGGAATACAGGTGCTTGGGATACTAATGTCACGTTACCACAAGCGAGTGGTGCCGTAGGTTCTGTTTCAGTAGCTGTTAACATTACTGTTACTTTAACAGGAGTTTCAAGCACTTCAACAGTTGGTACAGTAACTTTACCAAATGATTCTGTTACTTTAACAGGTGTAGCAGGGACAACTACTGTAGGTACAGTTACTATAGAAACAGATTCAACTGCAAACGCCACAGGTGTTTCTGCAACAGGGGCAGTAGGAAATACTTTTGAAACTCAAAATGGAGCTGTTGGTACAACTGCTGTGGGTTCTGTAATAGTTCCACAACACGTAGATGTAAATGTTATAGGAATAGCTGTAGCAGGTGTTGTAGATGATGAACTTGTTGCAATTAAAGTACACATGACAGTTAATTTGACAGGTGTATCGTCAACAGGTCAGGTTGGTAATACTTTTGAAACTCAAAATGGAGCTGTAAGCACAACAGCAGTGGGTTCTCCCACCCTTGTTCAAGGTCAAGGTATTGATGTAAGTGTAACAGGTGTATCGTCAACAGGAACTGTTAATAATGAAATTAGCGTCATTGGAGATGCTAATATCACTTTAACTGGAGTTTCTACTAGCTCTTTTGTAGGAAGTGTGATAGTTTGGGGTAATATTATACCTGTTCCGGGCACTTCTTGGTCAGATGTTTCAGTTAGTACCGATAATACATGGTCAGATGTAACACCTGATCCAGACAACACTTGGACAGACGTAGCAGCATAGGAATAAAAAATGAGCACATACGTTAATAATTTAAGATTAGAAGAAATTGGAACTGGTGAGAGATCAGGTACATGGGGAACAGCAACCAATACAAACCTTGAATTAGTTGGTCAGGCAGTTGGCTATGGCACTGAAGCCATAACAACGAATGCTGATACTCATTCTAGTGTTGTCGCTGATGGAGCTGCTGATGAAGCGAGAGCTATGTATATTAAATATACAGGAACTTTAGATTCAGCTTGTACAATTACAATAAGTCCAAACACTATGAAAAGAGTGCATATTATTGAAAATGCAACAAGTGGATCTCAAAACATACTTATTAAGCAAGGTTCGGGAGCAGAGGTAACTATACCAACCGGTCAAACTAAAATTGTATATTTAGATGGTGCAGGGTCAGGAGCAGCTGTTAATGATGCAGGGTTTTCAACAAGTGCAGGTGCCTCAAAAGGCTTTGCAATCGCAATGGCTATTGTGTTCGGATAAAGGAGTAAAATATGGCTAATCCAAATATTATAAATGTCACAAGTATTCTTGCAGGTAACGCAGGCTTTAATTTATCAGCTACAGCTACAGCTACTTTAATTACTGTGGCTACCGATAAAATATTAAAAATTAATAATATAGTTTGTGCAAATGTAGATGGTACAAATGCAGCAACATTAGATTTATTTGTTGATGGTATGGCAAATGGTGGAGGTACAACAGGTATTACTGTAACAGATGGTTCTGGAGCAGCTCCTGCGGGTACTACTATATATTTAGCTAAAACTGTTTCTGTACCGGCTGATGCTAGTTTAGTTATTCTTGACGCACCCATTTATTTAATGGAAGGAGACATTCTAAAAGGTGGAGCAAGTGCAGCGAGTGATTTAGACTTGTTTGTATCTTATGAAGTTATGGATGATGCGTAAGGTTAGTTTATGGGTAGAAATAGACCAAAGGGAGGTTTTTTAGGTGGGTTTGACCAACTAAAAATACCAGATGCACCTACAGTAAGTGGATCAGCAGGAGCTGATTCAATAGATGTTGTTTTTACTGACCCGACTAATGTAGGAAGTGGAGCTATAACTTCTCGTACAGCTACAGCTACAGATTCTGGAGGTACCATTACTACAGCTACAGGAACTGGTACAACAGTTACAGTAACTAGTCTTAGTTCAGGAACTTTTACTGTAGGAGGTTTTGTATCTAATACTTTTGGAAGTGGAACTTCTAGTGCAACTGTGTCTGTTGCAGTTTTATTTGATAGAGCTGTTTTTATGGGAGGTTATAATGCTTCTTCTTACAATACAACTATCGATTATATTACCATAGCGTCAACTGGTAATGCAGTTAATTTTGGAGATTGCACAGCCTGTTCTGCATTAACTGGTGGCATAGGTAGTACAACAAGAGGTGTGTTTGGAGAAGATACAAGTTATCAACAAGATTATCAATATATTACTTTTGCATCCACTGGTAATGCAGCTAATTTTGGAGATTTATACGCTATTAACTATGAGAGTGGTGGTATTTATTTTCCTGCTTTTTTCTCTAATTCAACAAGAGGTATTGTTTCAGGAGGATATAATTTTGCAGGAGGTGGTAGTTCTAAAAATTACATTGAATATATAACTATAGCTTCTCTTGGGAATGGTACAGATTTTGGTAATCTAAACACACCTACATATACAAATGCAGGTTTTGCATCAAGCACTAGAGGTATAACAACTGGTGGTAATAATTATCAAGGTGGTTCTAATTATATAAACGACATACAATATATAACCATAGCTTCTACTGGTAATGCCACAGACTTTGGTGATTTAACAGAACAAAAAAGTTATCTTTCAGGTGCAAGTTCAAGTACAAGAGGAATTTCAGCAGGAGGTTATAATGGTTCTGCTAATTATGATACTATTGATTATATTACAATAGCTTCAACAGGTAACGCTACAGATTTTGGTAATTTAATTGGAACTCGTAGGCAAACTAATGGTGCTAGTAGTAATGTAAGAGCCGTTTTTGGTGGGGGTACTGGTTCAAGAGGAACTCATGAAGATGAGATTGATTATATTACTATAGCATCTACAGGGGATGCTAGTGATTTTGGTGATTTAAGGTATGGTAGATATTCAGCAGGATCTTCAAGTTCTAATCATGGGGGTCTTAGTTAATGCCTATATATTCTGGAGTGTGGAGTTTAAAAGAACAAGTTGTAGCTGTGAAAGGTGGCATTTGGCAACAATATGTTGACATGACAGGTAGAGCTATTTTTGGGGGTGGTTTTAGTAGTGATTATGTTGATCAATTAATGTATATTACTATACAAAGTACAGGTAACTCTACGGATTTTGGAGATTTAACTATTGGAAGATACGGAACACCTAGTACTTCAAATGCAACAAGAGGAGTTCATTTTGGTGGCATAGGAACAGCTTCTAATAATAGTCAAAATGTTATAGATTATGTAACGATTTCTTCTACAGGCAACGCATCAGACTTTGGAGATATGCACATTGGCACTTGTAATACAGGAAGTGCTCTTGCGAATGCAACAAGAGGAGTTCATGGTGGTGGTGTTTATGTAAGTAATTCTAATGATAGAAAAATAGTATATATTACGATAGCTTCAACTGGCAATACAACAGAATTTGGTGACTTAACTATTACAGCAAATACTGGACAAAGAGCTGCAGGTGGTAATACAACAAGAGGTGTTTTTTATGGTGCAGCAGATAATTCAAATGTAATTGATTACATTACAATTGCATCTACTGGTAATGCCACAGATTTTGGGGATGCTACTATTGGAGCAGGAAGTAGAGGAAGTTCAAATAGTTCTACTAGGGTATTTGCAGGAGGTGGTTATGAAAGTGGTACACCTGTAAATGTTATAGAGTATATAACAACAGCAAGCACTGGTAATGGTACAGATTTTGGTGATTTAACAGTTGCAAGAGCACTTCATCAAGGTGCTTCTGATAAACTTAGAGGCGTATTTGCAGGAGGTAGATTAGGCGATTCTAATAATTCAAATACTATGGATTACATCACAATGGCTAGTGCAGGTAATGCGACAGACTTTGGTGATTTAAATATTTATGTTAGACAATATCATGGTACAGCTATCTCTAGTAATCATGGGGGGTTAGGATAATGGCAAGATATTTAGGTGGATTAATTACAGCAGATGAATCACAGGTGCTTCCTTCTAATAATTTTCAAACTACTTCAGGTAATGGTGTTTTTACTTCTGATGAACAACTTTTGTTAAATAAACAAAGTCTTTGGCCTACAGCAGGTAATGCAGCTCCTAGAGGTGTTCTTGCAGGTGGTGATATAGGTTCTGTTGTAAATGTAATTCAATATATTGATATTTCATCTACTGGTGATGCTACAGACTTTGGTGATCTTACAGATGGTAAAACAAACCTAAGTGCTTGTGGTAGTAATACTAGAGGTGTCTATTCAGGGGGTAAAGCATTATCAACTAATCAACAATCAAATATTATGGGTTATATTACTTTTACGTCAACAGGTAATGCCACTGACTTTGGAGATTTATCTGTAGGTACTCAAAATATGGGGGGATGTTCTAATAATACAAGAGGAATGGTACAGTTTGGAGGGGATCAATATAGCACTGCTCCAGTAGATGTTGTTGAATATATTACCATTGCATCAACAGGTAATGCCACTGACTTTGGGAATTTAACAGCTGCTAAATCTAAAATGGCAGCAGGATCTAGTAGCACAAGAGCTATAACAATGGGTGGTGAAACTGGAGGGTCAACTAGGGTTAATGTTATTGAATATTTTACTATCGGAAGTACTGGTAATGGTACAGACTTTGGAGATCTTACAATAGCAACTAAATATAATGCAGTAGTTACAAGTGCTACGAGATTAGTTTCTGGTGGGGGTGATACGGCTTCAGCTGCCAGAAGTAATCACATGGATTATATTACTATAGCTTCAACTGGTAACGCTAGTGATTTTGGAGATTTATCTGTGGCTAGAGAATCTTTAGCAGGTGGAATGGCTAGTTCTACAAGAGGTGTATTTTCAGGGGGGTCTAATAGTGCAGGTGGTAGAGAGAACACTATGGATTATATTACAATAGGATCAACTGGTAATGCAACTGATTTTGGAAATTTAACTAACACTCCAACTGGTGCTGCAGGAACAGCAAACTCAGTGGCAGCTCAACAATAGTTTAAGGAGATAATAATGGCTTATAAAGTAGTAAAATATAGATTAACAGCAGAAGGTACAATACCTACATTTTTAAAGTTTGGTGTATCTCAAGGAACAGGAGGGTTGTACCCTGTTAAAGATAGTACAGCAAGTCCAAGAGATCATGTAATGATTGGGATTGCAGATGATGGAGCCGATATATCGGGTTCTGAAGGTGAGATTACAAGTAAAGATGCTTTGACTACATATCTTACGAGTGTAAGTAGTGGTAATGGTTGGAAGCAAATAGCATCAGATGGAGAAACAGAAGAAGATTTTGTACCTGCATATCATGCTACAAAAGTATGGAATGATTTAACAACATTAAATGGTGGTTAATTTGAAAACTGAACTTGTTATAAAAAATATACAAACAGCTTTATCTGAAATAAAGCCAGAGTATAAAACTATGTTAAAGAACATAGATAAGAATATGCCTATGGTACAACAAGCATCAAGTAATTTCTATAAATCACACTCTCAATTTATGGGTGTTACTTTAGATGTTACTGCCATAACACCTATACG